ATACTGGATCTCCAGGAACTGTTACAACAGTCGCTGGTTGTTCTTCAGCAATAGCTGGTGGAGGCGGAGGCTCTAATTGTGGTGCTGGAAAACCTGGTGGCTCTGGTGGAGGTGAAGGAAGACCAGGTTCACCTGGATTTGGTACTGGAACTGCTGGACAAGGAAATAATGGTGGAAGTCAAAATAATTGTAATGGAGGTGGTGGTGGCGGTGCTGGTGCTGTAGGATCAAATGCCTCTTCAGGAGCTGGTGGAGCTGGTGGCGCTGGTTCTAGTTCTATTTCATCTTTATCTTGCACAGTTTTTTCTGGTGGTGGTGGAGGATCAGGAGAAAATCAAACAAGTAATCCTGGTGGAGCAGCTGGACCTGGAGGTGGTGGTGCTGGTCAACCTGGTCAAGATAGTTTTAACCCTAACGCAAATGGATCAGCTAATACAGGTGGTGGAGCTGGTGGTGGAGGTTATGCCCCAGGTTGTTCTCCTGGTGGTCAAGGTGGTTCTGGTATAGCCATCGTAAAAGAATTAAATAAAGCAAGTGGTGTGTGGTCAATGCAAAGTCAATTTAGTGCAAGGAATCAAGGAACATGGCCTGATGGTTCAATAAATTTAGGACAAGTTTTTGACTTTTTAGTTGTAGCTGGTGGTGGAGGAGGTGGTGCATCTGGAGCTGGAGGTGGTGGAGCAGGAGGTCATAGATCATCTTTTCCAGGTGGAACAAAATTAAATTTAGATTCAGGAACATATACAATTACTGTTGGAGGTGGTGGTAGTTCTGTAAGTGGTAGTGGAGAGGGTGGTCAAGGAAATGACTCAGTTATTAATCCAGGTGGTTCTGATACGGTTAATTCTATAACTTCAGCAGGAGGTGGTAGAGGAACTAATGGTGGTACAGGACGTGCAGGAGGTTCTGGAGGTGGTGTGTCAGGAGCTAATCCTGGAGGTGCAGGTAATACACCACCAGTAAGCCCACCTCAAGGTAATCCTGGAGGAACAGGTGCAACATATATTGGATCAGGTGGTGGTGGAGCTGGCGGAACTGGTGGTAATGCAGGTGGACCTACAGGACCAGGTGGTCCTGGTGGAGCTGGTACTGCTAATTCTATAACAGGATCGCCTGTTACAAGAGCAGGTGGAGGTGGTGGTAACAATGGACAAGGATCTGCAAATCCTGGAGGTTCAGCTGGACCAGGTGGTGGTGGAGCAGGTGGTGGAGCATGTCAAGGTGGAGGTGATGGATCAGACAACACAGGTGGAGGTGGTGGTGCAGCTTTCAATGGTCAAACCAGTGGAGCTGGAGGATCAGGAATAGTTATTGTAAGAGCACCTAGTGCTAGAACTTTTGCAGTCACACCTTGTACAAATTCTACATCAACACATCCAGGTGGTGATAAGCTAGCAACATTTACAGTTTCTGGAACATTGACAATTTCTTAATAATCAATATAAGAAAGATATAGAAAGATGAACCTAACAAATTATTATTGGTATTTTCAATCAGCAGTTCCTGCTAGAATTTGTGATGAGATAGTTAAATATGGAAAATCTATTTCTGATCAAATGGCTGTCACTGGTGGTATGGGTAATAAAAAATTAAATAAAAAACAAATAAAAGATTTAAAACAAAAAAGAGATTCTAATATTGTTTGGATGAATGATAGATGGATATATAAAGAAATACAGCCGTATGTTCATCAAGCGAATGCAAACGCAGGTTGGAACTTTCAATGGGATTATTCTGAATCATGTCAATTTACAAAATATGAAAAAGGTCAATTCTATGATTGGCATTGTGATGGTTGGGATAGACCTTATCAAAGACAAGAAGGAGATCCATCAAACGGTAAAATTAGAAAGTTATCAGTAACTGTTTCATTATCAGATCCAAAAGATTATAAAGGTGGTGAGCTAGAATTTGATTTTAGAAATATGGACCCTGATAAAAAACCTAATATTAGAAAATGCACAGAGATATTACCAAAAGGATCTTTAGTTGTATTTCCTGGTTTTGTTTGGCACAGAGTTTGTCCAGTTAAAAAAGGATCTAGATATAGTCTAGTTATTTGGAATTTAGGATGGCCTTATAGATGAGTTTTCCAAAACAATTACAATTAGAAGAATATTTCAAATGTCCAATATGGTGGGCAGACGAACCTAAATTTGTAAAAAAATTAAACAAAGCCTCTGATAAATATATAAAAGAATCACAAAAAAATTTAAAAAAACAAATAGATGAAAGAAATAAAAAACTTGGGGATAAAGGAGATATGGGTCATGTATTTCACTCAACAAGTTTAATTAATGATCCTAATTTTTTGCCTTTACAAAATTATGTTATATCAACTTGTCATAATTTATTAGATGAAATGGGTTTTGATTTAACTAACCATGAAATGTGGATGATGGAGATGTGGGTGCAAGAGTTTGCTAAAAAAGGTGGTGGACATCATACATTACATACACATTGGAATGGACACATGTCTGGTTTTTATTTTTTAAAAGCAAGTGAGGCAACATCCATGCCAGTATTTGAAGATCCAAGACCAGGGAATTTAATGAATCTTTTACCAGAAAAAGATAAATTAAAAATTACACACGCAAGTTCACAAGTGTTTTATAAAGCTAAACCAGGTAGAATGATATTCTTTCCATCGTATATGCCACATTTATATACTGTGGACATGGGATATGAACCTTTTAGATTTATTCATTGGAATGTGCAAGCCATGCCAAAAGGTGTGTTAAATGCAGTAAGGAGTGAAAATAATGTCGTTCAAAAAAAATAAATACAGTGTTTTAAAAAATGCAATATCAAAAGAGTTAGCAAATTTTGTATATAATTATTTCTTAAACAAAAGAAACGTTGCTAAGATATTGTTTGATACAAGGTATATATCACCATTTACAGAATACTTTGGTGTATGGAACGATGACCAAGTTCCAAATACATACTCACATTATGGTGACATAGCCATGGAAACTTTATTACAACAAGTAAAACCTGTTATGGAAAAACATACAGGATTAAAATTATCTGAAACATATTCGTATGCTAGAATTTATAAAAAAGGTGATGTATTAGCTAGACACAAAGATAGATATTCTTGTGAAATATCCACCACGTTAAATTTAGGTGGAGATGACTGGCCAATATATTTAGATCCAACAGGTGGTAATAATAAAGCAGGTGTTAAAGTAAAACTAAATCCAGGTGATATGTTAATATATTCTGGATGTGATTTAGAACATTGGAGAGAAGAATTTACAGGCAAAGACTGTGGTCAAGTATTTTTGCATTACAACAAAACAGGATCTAAAATGGCAAAAGAAAACGCCTTAGATAAAAGACCTATGATAGGTTTACCTGCGTGGTTTAAAGGCACGAAGTTGACTAATTCTACAAAATAGTCTATACAATAGACTGGTAGGGAGAGACACCACCACACCCTCTCCCTGCTTTTAATCTATTAATTAACTGCAAAATAGGTATAATGGATTATTATGCTACAAAAGATAGGTTTTCAGCCAGGTATAAACAAACAAATCACCGCCACAGGAGCAGAAGGCCAGTGGATTGATTGTGATAACGTTAGGTTTCGTTATCAAACACCAGAAAAAATAGGGGGTTGGAAACAACTAGGGGGTGATGCACTTACAGGAGCAGGCCGTGGGCTCCACCATTTTGTTAATACACTAGGTAGAAAATACGCAATCATTGGAACTAATAGAATTTTATATGCATTTTCTGGTGGTGTCTTCTATGATATACATCCTATTAAATCTACAACTACTTTAACGAGCGCGTTCACCACGACCAATGGATCACCAACTGTAACAATAACCTTTAGTGGTGCTCACAATATTAATGAAAACGATATAATTTTATTAGATAATTTTTCTACAATAACTAATTCTAATTTTGCAGCTTCAGATTTTGATGATAAAAAATTTATGGTAACATCCGTTCCTAATACTACAACACTTACAATTACCATGCCATCAAATGAATCTGGATCAGGTGCAACAACATCTGGTGGTATTAGAGTACAACATTATTATCCTGTAGGACCTGCAGTTCAAGCGAAAGGTTTTGGTTGGTCGTTAGGATCTTGGGGAGGTCAGGTTGCAGGAGTGGCTACGACAACCATTACAAGTGGTATACTTAGTGGTGCTACAACTGGAATTATACTAACAGATGCATCTCAATTTCCAAGTTCAGGAACTAACTTTATAAAAATAAATAATGAAGAAATATCTTATACAGGCATTAGTGCTTCAAATGAATTAACAGGGGTCACAAGAGGTGTTAGAGGAACAACAGCTGCAGCTCACAACGGTGGAGATACTGTAACTAATACAACTGATTTTGTGGCTTGGGGAGAAGCTGCGTCTGGTGATTTAGTATTAGAACCAGGTATGTGGTCGTTAGATAATTTTGGCGATAAAGCTATTTGTTTGATTCATGATAGTGCTGTTTTTGAATGGAACTCTGCTGCATCAAATGCAACATCAAATAGAGCAACAATTATAACTGGTGCTCCTACTGCATCAAGACATATGTTAGTATCTACTCCAGATAGACACTTAGTATTCTTTGGAACAGAGACAACTATTGGAGACACATCCACACAAGATGATATGTTTATAAGATTCTCTGACCAAGAAAATATTAACACATACACACCCACAGCAACCAACACCGCAGGAACACAAAGACTAGCTGACGGATCACAAATAAGAGGAGCGATTAGAGGTAGAGATGCAATCTACGTTTGGACAGATACTGCGTTATTTACACAAAGATTTGTTGGGGCTCCGTTTACATTTGCATTTGCACAAGTTGGGACTAACTGTGGACTTGCAGGACAGAATGCTTGTGTTGAAGTTGATGGTTCTGCATACTGGATGTCTGAAAATGGTTTCTTTAGGTACGCAGGTAAATTAGAATCGTTACCTTGTTTAGTAGAAGATTTTGTTTTTGATGATATAAATTTAGAGTCTGGTAACCAAATGGTATCAGCTGGACTAAACAATCTTTTTGGTGAAGTCATGTGGTTTTATCCAACATCCTCATCATCTGTTGTAAATAAGATGGTTGCATATAACTACTTTGACTCTTCACCACAAAGGCCAGTATGGACAGTAGGAACATTGGCAAGAACAATGTGGCAGGATTCTGCTGTCTTTGGTAAACCACACGCAACAGAATATGAAGCAGGAACAGATACATCCTTTGATGTTGTAGGTAACACTGAAGGTAGAACAATATACTATCAACACGAAACAGGGACAGATCAAGTTAAAGGTGGAACTACGACTGCTATAGCAGCTAATATACAATCTGGAGATTTTGACATATCTCAAAGAGGAGCAGGAGGTGGATCCGGTGTTGCAGATCTTAGAGGTGATGGTGAATTTATTATGAAAATTAGAAGATTTGTACCAGATTTTATTTCTCAAACAGGGGATACTCAAGTAACCTTAAATTTAAGGAACTTTTCAAATGACTCTCAATCTAGTTCTGCATTAGGCCCCTTTACAGTTACGTCATCTACTAGTAAAGTAGATACACGTGCAAGAGCTAGAGCAATTGCATTAAAGATAGCTAATACTTCTACTAATCAAAGTTGGAAGTTAGGCACTTTTAAATTAGATATACAACCGGATGGTAGAAGATAATGGCAATAAATTTTAATGACTTAAATCAAGGTAGAGTAGGTATTTTAGGTTTAGATGATGTAATTACTCAAACACCTAGTGCTCCATTACAAACTGCATTTTTTAAAACTAAAACACAAAAGCTATTAGAGGATATGCAAAAATCAGGTGAAATAGATCAGCCAACTAAAATAGAAGGGGGAGCAGCAGGGGTAGGAGAAACTTCACAAGAAATTCCACAAAACATTAAAGATGATATATTAAATTTTATAGAAAAAGGTATTATAAAAAAAAAAGAACCTGGAGCAGGAGATTTTCTTAAAGACAGTCTTCCTGATAAATTTAAAAATATTGACTCTCAGACATTACAAAATTTTATAGATCAACAAGTTTCTTTAACTAATCAATTTGGTTTTCCATTAATGGCTAGTTTAGATACTTCTGGAGTTTCAAAAGCCATTGAAAGAGCTAAAGAAAGAGAGGCATTAGATATAAGAAAATTCATGCCAGGCTCAATACCTGGTTCAGTAGCTCTTAGCACAACTACGACAGATCCCATGGATATTAGAGAACAAAATAGATTAGGCAATTTAGCCATAGATGAAATTTTAGGAGATCGAGCTGTTACTTTTGATGCTCCTTACATGTCAACAGGTTTAAAAATGGTTCCAAAACCAACCTTTGGACAAAGATTATCAGGAGGTATTAATCAATTAAAAACTGGATTTGGTAAAGTAAAAAGTGATATAGGAGATTTTATTAGTTCGGGTGGAACTATAGGGGCGATAGCAGGAGGTATTGGAAGTTTACTTAATGCTCTTTTTGACACAGAAACTCCAATAGACAAATTTAATAAACAATTTAGTGTTCAAAAGTTAGGCGGAGATCCTTATGGATACTATGATGGTTTAAGAGCGGGTAATTTAACTGGTCAAGATCCTTTTGGTGTTAATACAGTTAGTAAATTTGGTGATTATCAAAAACATTATAGAGATTATTTAGATGCATTTAACAATCAAACTAAATTTAAAGGAATATACACACCTAGAAAAACTAGTAAGTTTGCTCAAGATAAGGCTGACTTCGCTAGAGAAGTTTTAGGATTAAAGAAAACATCACCAAACATAACCGGTACACCTTTAATAGTTGGTGGGTCTGTTTTTGAACAAGACAGAGGTAGAGA